ACGTGTTTACGCCTTCCGTAAGTCTCACACGTGCGTTTTCAAGGTTCGCCGGGCTTCCCGCTGTGTCTTTGACGTTGACTGTAATCGTTCGCGCCCCAGCCCCTGCGACGTTGTCAAAGTCGTCCGCAATATCCTGAATCGTTTGCAGTGTGACTGCTGACGCCCCGTCGTCATTGTCAAAGAATTCATCGAAGTTTGCAGCGATCCGCCCGCCTGTGCTTTCAACGATTGTTGTGCCCAAAAACTGCGTTACGTTGGCGGCAACCGTCCCAGTGACTGTCGCCTGATCGACATCGTCTACTGTTTTTGTCGTCGTAGTGTCAAGGTCGTAGAAGAATGAAACATTGTCAGCCAAGTTGCCTGACGACGTTTCCGTCAGTGCGGTCCCCATCAACTGCGTTACGTTCGCCTGTACAACGCCGCTCACCGTCGCGCTTCCCACATCATCAACCGTCTGTGATGTCGCACTGTCCGCGTTGTCGTAAAACGTGGAGATATTGCCTGCAAATCGCCCGCTAGTTGTCTCCGTTACTGCTGTGCCAAGCACCTGCGTTAGATTGGCATTAACCGTGCCTGCGAATGTAGCAGTGCCGATGTCATCACAGGTCTTTGTTGTTGCTGCGTCGGCATTATCAAACACCGTCGATACGTTCGCAGCCAACCGGCCCGCTGTGGTTTCCGTTAGTCCAGTCCCCTTAATCTCAATCACATTCGCGTCCACCGTGCCGCTGAATGTTCCTGTGCCGATGTCGTCTTGCACCTTTGTTGAGACTGAGTCGGCGTTGTCGAACAGCACCGAGAAGTTCCCCGCAACTCGTCCGCTGGTGGACTCAGTAACGGCCGTACCGCTGATACCTTCGAGGTTGGATCGCACGCCGACACCCGTACCGTTCACAAACGCGTTGTAAACGTTCGCCGGAACAACCGTAAAATGCTCCCACACCGGCAACGCACCACTCATGTTGACCTGCACGGTCAGCGGGCCTAGCGTAGCCGTGTCGGTCGCAGTCAGCGGCAACTGATACCACCCATCTGTGTCGTGCGTCGTTGTGGGCGAACTGGCGGACGTTTGCGCGAACGCACCACCGTTTTTGCTGATCTGAATATCGGCCTGTGCGATACTCAGCCCGGTTTCCGCTGTTACGCCGTCAGTCGAATCGACGAACGGCCCCGCCCGAAACGTAAACGCTGCACTCTGTTCTAATATCCTCACGGTGTCCGCCTTCGTCTGTAGTTATGCGTGATCGCCGCCATACTGCCACCCCCGCCGCCGCCGCCGCCGCTCGTCGTGTAGCCAAGATCGAGGGTCGCATCGACAGCCAAGTCGATTTCGAAATCCGAAGTGTCGGGGTCAACCCCCTCAACAATAACAACCATCCGATTTTCTGCTGTCCAGCCCGCTCGGTCAACAACCTCCTGTATGACAGGCGCGATATCGAGTTCGATGGATCCCCCTTCAGTCGGGTTGCTCCAAGTCTCGCTCGCCGTCGTTGCCGTGCGCCCTGACACGTCAGTTGATGTCGCAGTTAGCGCCACAGGCGCGTCAACGTCGTCTGCCTTAACAGTAACCGCACCTACATTATCTGTCCCACGGGTTATCTCCAGCCACGCGTGTTCAACCGTTTGACCTTGCTCCACTCCCACACCATCAAACTGAAACGCGACGAACTCCGATGACTCGTCGATGTCGCGAGTGTCGCCCGGATTTAGCGTGACCGTGCCGCCCGTGCTCTCATACGAATGATTTGTTGCAGTGATCTGTTCATTCGCTCCGGGGTCATAGGCTTCATCTTCGTATTCAAGATACACAGCCGAATAGGCGGAGGAATCGTCGCCTTTCGTAATCGCCGGAAATGTCCCTGTGACGACCGGGGCGACACCAGCCCATAGATTGATGGCGAGTCCCGTCCATGTTTGCCCGTACCAATTCCCGACCGTTTGAGCCGAGTCATGTGCCCCCATCGCCCCGTTGAAGTTTAAGCTAAACGAAGCGCTGTAATCTCCGGTGTAACTGCGGTATGTCCACAACGTGACCTCTGTGACTCGCCGCCATTGGTGCCCAATTGCAAACTTCCAAGTTGCATCTTCCGTGGGCTTCCCGTCAGTGTTATAGACAGTCTCTGTCGTCGCCGGTGACGCTGTCGGCACCGTGGGCTGACGAACACCATCGTCGACGTTCGTGTAGTCGTGGTAGTCCCACTCCGTCGTCGCGCCGTTTGATATTGGATCAAGGTATTCCGTAGCCATTACCGTCGACCTCTACGCGGTTTGATTCGTGTCGGTCGATCTTTCCCCGGCCCTTCGTACTTAGTGTCGAGATGTTTCCTGTCCGACCGTCGACGAAATCGCAACTTCCGCCGCCCGTTTTCTACGATGTCGTCCTCAACCTCGTGACATACCCTGTCGATTTGGTCGGCGAAGTCTGCCATGTGTTCCGACTGATATTGGTCGAGCTGGCCCGCTGACCACTCCGCGACGCCTAGTGCGTCGAGTTCCGTTCGCAGCTTGCGAATCATTGTCTTGCACCACTGCGCCGGTTCGCCTTCCGGTGATGGCACCCCAATAATGATGTGGCAATGACTGCGATCGTCGCTCACGCGATAACACAACGCCAGTCGGTAGTCTTGACTCTGCCAAACCCACATATACCGATTCGGCCGTGGTAGTCGCTGCATCAGGTCGTCGAGCGTGGGTGCGTAGTCTTCACACTCCGACAGGATCTGTCGGAAAGCATCGTTCGCTGCGCCTGTTTCTGCTCGTTGCCACATTTTAACTATGCCGCCAATTCCGTTGCGCGTATTGTGATGGTGTCGGGATACACCATAGGGAAATCATCTTGTATCAAATTCGCGTTCTGTAGCTCTGGGGCGTGGCGCAATTCAATATCTGTATCCAGTTCAATCGGACACGGGATGGGATCGACTGACAGATATTGCAGATCACACGACCATCGATAATTGACCCAGTATTGCGGGCCTATTTGTCCCGCGTTGCTGTTTGGTGCGTACATATAGCCCGATGCACTACTACTGTCCCATTGATCTGAAAATGCGCGACTGAAGTAGTTGTACGTGATGTATCGTGTCGGCCAATGTCTCAAAACCGTCGTGTTGTTTAACACATACATGGAACCGGCAGTTCCGGTTCCCGTTTGAATCACCTGTGGCGTTTCTGATGTTCGGCTCGTTGCCTGCCACCTCCCAAAAATGCCACCAGTGCCAACCCGGTAATGATTATTCCCTGTTTCCGGGTCTTCATATACGACAAGCGTGAGCGCCACGCCGTAGTAACTCCACATCGTCGCGATTGGATCGGGATCGCTATCGCCATACCAGTTGTGCGGCGATGTCGTTTGCAGCGCGTTACCCGATTCTGTGATATCCAACGCCCCCGTTGTGATATACGAGGATCGCGTGGTAATATTCAGATATCCCTCCAACCGCTGTTTATATTGCTTACTCCATCGCCATGCACAGTTATCCTGCCCGGGAAACGGTGTGCCTGTTATCTGCTCAAGAGTATGCACCCCGTTCACCTGATCCAATGGCGGCGAACGCCAGTAATAATCAATGTCGCAGTTCACATACTTATTGTTCTGCCACAGCGTAACCTCCGTTTCCTGATACGTGCCACCCGAACTGTCGCCCCACGAAAACCCCGATGCCTCTACCTCATAGCGTGTAGGAATTTCACCGGCACCACCACGACACCCGAGGCAGTTGCGTACGCCCCCATCGCAATGGCAACACCGACCAATCAAACTCATGATGGCGGGCTTTCCAGAGCTTCGCAGTCTGCGCCCACAAGTATCACTTCATTTTCTGCCACCCTCACACGGATCAGCGTGTTGGTTTCGAGTGTGATGCCTTCCCAGCGGTGGGTGAGTGTGTCGGTTTCGCCTGTTCGTACCAGATTGCCACTGTCATTAACTCGCAAGTATTCAATCGTGCAGGTCGTCGGCGTGGTTACTCCGTTCGACGGTGCCGCCAGCGAACTGTTCGTAATCGCCCAGTAGCTGCCTGCCGCCGACCGTCGCCCCTGCCAGCGGCCGGAATGGCCATCGGTGCCGCGATCCTTGCGCAATGTTTCCCGCACTACCTTTGCGACCTGTGCAGCGAATTCCTCGCTCATAACAACCGGCATCAGGATACTCCCGGCAGTTGTGTGAAATCGAGTTCGTCATAAATCGTGAAGTCGCCGAACTCCGCGTTCGCGGGCGTTGGATCGGTAATCAATGCACCGGCTGCCGTGATGGGTGCCGGTTGCGTGATGGGCGTATCGTCTTTGCTGGTGCCGCTACTGTCGAGATCCTTCACCAGAATCGGCTTAATGACCCCGCCGACCTTGTGATTAAACCCAGCGTGCAGCGGCTCCAGATTCCAACCGTTGCGGTGGATGTGGATTTCAATCGTAATCTCTCGATACGTGTACTGCCCACTGACCTGCCATTTGCCGATACCAATGCGCTGCACCTTGGCCAATTTTTCCGCAACTGCCAACCCGTCGATCGTAATGGCACTACTGTTGATCGAGTTGGTGTAAGCAAGCGCCCACGATGGCACGCTTGAGACGTTTTTGGCTATCTGGGCGATTAGGTGCGACGCGTCCCGCTGCGGGGCCGGGTCGATGAAATAATCACCCGCACCGTTCAGGATTGCGTTGCCGCTAGTGTCTTTGAAGACCGGCTCCTGATAGATCTCGCTCGACCACGTAATGACCGGGTCCGCATCAACCGGATTGCCCTGATACGAATCTAGCACCGCGAGCGGGTCGGTTGTGTACTCGGCGGTGACCGTCCAGCCGGTCCATTCTTCCGTATTCTCCACGGTCAGGCTGGTGCAATATGCTGCCGGATCCTGCGGGAATGTGGAGCCAATCAACGGCAGACTGGCATGGCTACCCACGGCGAAAACACCATCGGAACGCGAGTCTGTAACCAGCCGGAACGACCGCGTGTAACTGCGCAGACCCTTGTCGTTTTTGCCCTTGCGTTTGAACTCGCCTTTGTAGGTCACAGTCATTACACCGGCCCCTGTACGGCAAGAGTTCCCTCTGTATTAGCGTCTGGTTTGGTGTTTTTCGCGATGGTTTGCAGCAGCTTGTTGCCCTTCTGTTGCTCTTTGACCTGCGGCGATTTCTGCATCGACGATGCAATAATCTTAAAGGCTTCCGATGAACCACGTGCAGCCACGCCTGCCAGATTCTTTTGTTGCGTGGCACCCGCTCCCGGCACCCCTGACATATCGAGTGGTGACACGCCCGGTGTTGCGACTGCCGACACTTCCGGTGCTGCCGCAACTGCCTGCTGTTGCATTTCTGCCAACATTCGCAACCGCTCGCCTACCGTATCATCGAACGACGCAGCCAGCTGGCTTCCTAGTCGCTCAGAATCAACTGTAAGCTGCCGTTCCAGTTCACCCATTTCGCGTTCTGGCAAATCTGGTAGCTGACTGATCGTATTCCTAAAACCATCCAGCAACGGAGTCCATGTAAAGTTGAGGCCGTCCGATGACCCCGTAATGAAATCCAGTATTGCAGACCACACGTTGCGTATGTTCTCACCGACGTTAATGAACCCCGTTGCCACAAAATCAAACGCCGTAAAAAAAACCGAATGCCAGTTTTCCCCAAACCATGACAACAACGCTGGAAGTGTGCCGGTAAAGAAATGGCCCACAACGCCAGTGAACTGCACTGCCAACCTCGCGGCTTCAGTGAACGTATATTGCGCAATCGCCTGAAAGTTGTTAAACGCCCATTCGCCTGTTGCCATTGCCGCCGTTATGCCCGTGGCTAGACCGTTTGTTGTCTTTTGCCATGCGGTTTGCAGCCACCCCATCACCGAAGATGTCACCTGCCCGAACCCACCGACCGCCTCTGATGAAGATTGCATGGCTGTGGCAATCCACTCGATAGACGGCGCCAGTTTTACGGCGATCGAACCCGCCACTGCACCGACTGCGCGGTTGATACGGTTCATGGCGTCATTCGCCGCCTCTACGCGTGCTAGTTCCTCCTGACTGAATCCTAACCCCAATCGCTCGGCTTCTGCCTGAAACTGACGCAATCCCGCCGCGCCACCGGCTAACGTGTTGACCAACCCCACACCCTCTGAGTCGAACAGGGCGAACGCTAACCGCACTCGATCACTTTGCGACTGCACACCTGCCATCGAATCCGCGATGCGCTCCAACGCGACGTCTGGGGCCATTCCAGCCAGTTGTGCTGCATTTAACCCAAGCTCCTTCAATGCTTTTGCTGCTGGGCCGCCGCCGTTGGCTGCGTCGCTGATTCGTCGCGTCATACGTTGGATCGCAACAGCACCAGCGTTAGCGTCTACGCCCGTTTGTTCAAATGCGAATTGAAGCCCCGCCAACCGTTCCGGCAAAACGCCCAGTTTCGCGGCTGTTTTCGCTGTTTTGTCAAGCGATTCCAACTGCCGCTGCAACACCGCGATCCCGCCGACCGCCCCTGCGACGCCCGCCACCACGCCGCCCGTTATTGCGCTTTTCGCTAACGAACCAAAACGCTTCACCGTACTCTGTGCGTGCTTCATGCCCTTCTGAAAGTGGGCGTTGTTCGCTCGCAGGTTGACTACCAGATCACCGATGGATGCCATTAGCTCATCCCCCCTGCGATCTGCTTGAGCAATTGGCGAGCTTTGGCGTTATCGTGGGCCGGTTCTGGTGCGTACTTCAGCCACGGCATGAACGATTCCGCGTCCTGCTGCTCGCCGCTCATGTATGAATGCAACAGATACACAATCATTCCTAATGTCTGTGACGCGTAGCCGATTGGCTCGACCGCATCTTTTGCACACCATTCGTCGAACTGTTCCGGCGTCATTGAGTCCAGCATCTCGTCCACATGCACCGTGCCGGCCACGTGTTCCGCTAGCCTCATTGCAATCAGTCGTCGCCGGTTTCGTCCGAGTTTTTTGCCGTCACCGAATCCGATCCACCGCCGCTGAGACGGTTGGCCGTGTCGAACAATCGGTTGAGCACATCTGCCGGCCATTCGCCGACCGCTTCAATATCGTTATCCGTCAGAATCCGCTGGCCGCTTTCGTCCCTCACACACCGCACCACCAGCCGTTCCTTCTGTGTCTTCGCTTTGGATGGATCGATGCCCGTCCAGTTGCGTTTCATCAGGCTGGTGTCGTGGGCGTTCTTTTCACGTGCTGTCAGACCATGTACCATCACAAACGCGTCTTCTCCGAATTCCGGCAGGTCGACGCGTTCGGTTTTAACTGGCAATGGTTGCAGCAGCGTGGTTCGGTCAATCGTCATCTGTGTCATCTGGTTCTATCCAGTTCGGGCCGGGAATGTCGTTACCGTCTTCGTCGTAGCCGAGAATTTCGCCGTTGCGGTACCGCTGGCGGTCTTCGGGTTCAATTCCCTTTAGTGCCATTTCCTGCGCCGCCTGTGCGGTCTTCATCTTCTCTGGTGTCATATTCGCCGCGATTTCGCATTCCTCGTCAGCGGGAACAGCGTTGCCCAGAATTACATGATTCACCGCTCGCGGATCTTCCATGATGGCACCCACTGGGAACCATCGCCGCCCATCCCGCTCGAACAGGTCGGGATGGTCAGCACTGGCGAATGCTGCCACCTCTCGGATGAATTTTACTTTCATTGCTTCACCTATGTGGTGTATGTCATAAGTTGGTCAAGTTTCAGGCTCACATCCGCCTTCACACCGTCGGCCATGTCGCCCTGGAACCCGAACGAAATCCCGGCCGCTGTAAACGCCATTGCAGTGCCGCCGGAAAGTTGAATTGAGTAGTCACGCTCGGCTGGTGTTGTCACATCAGCCGTCAGCAATTTATGGCCCGCCAATTCACTGTCAAAAAACAGTGTAAAATCAAACGTTCCACCTTCCGTAAATCCCGACGCCAAGTACTCGCGCCCCGATCCGGACGTGTCAATTGTTGTCGCGTCATAAGTTTCTGTCTCAGCACCAGAATGACTGAACGACACGATCTGCGCCACTGCTGCGGCCCCACCACCCCCGGCGTCATATGTGAGAACCGCACCTTTTGTTTGCATCTTGGCCATGTTGTGTTACCTCCTGCGGTTACCGCGTTTTGAGTTTCTGAACTTCTTTCATTAGCTCGGTGCGAATCTTTTGTTGCACTTTCGCCATTGCTGCACTACCCGATTTGGCGTAGCCGCGTTGAACCGCGCCGTTTTTCGGCATGGCCCCACGGTTCGCCCCTGATTTCGTCTGCCGCCCACTGGTGCCCATCAGCAGCCAATGGATGTTTTGTTTCGACATACCGACACCGCCGTTTGTGCCGCCTCGCCCTTTGTTTCGTTTTCCGACACCACCGCCGACGACTGCCGAGTAATAGTTACGGCGTTTCTTTTTCTTGAACCGATGGGCAATCGCTCGCTTCGCACTTGCATGCGTCAACTCCGAGCGGATCGCCTTCATAATTTCTCCCATGCCAGCCCGTATGCCTTTAGTGACGACTCGCCCCGCAATACGCCCGCCGATCTCGCGTAGCGCCTTGTCGAGTTCTTCGTCACCTGTGACAAATACTGCTGCCGCCGTCATCTCAACTCGTTCCCTGAGATATCAAACCCGGTGGGCGTTGAGACCTCATAGGCTGCTGCCCCGTCTTTTCGTGTTCGTATTCTGTACTGAGTTCGTGAGGTGTCGGACCAATCCCAATGAGACTGGCCCAACTCCCTGTGTTCCACCGTCCAGGTGTATGTCGTCCCGTCGATCACGCGTGATATTGTGTCTTCCGGGTTTGGTGTGTCATTAAGCGTGGCAAGTGCTGACACTTCGATCAGCCAGTCACACATCTCTACAATTTGCTCTGCTCCGCCAACATCGATGATGCCTTTGCGGGTTTCACCTTGCACAGCATCGGCAATCGTGATCGTCGTTGAGTCGCGCGAGTAGGTGACGGACGCCCCGGCTACTAACCGGGCCGCCGCCATGCCTGCCTGAATCGCGGACTCAAACGCCGACGCACTCATTACGATTCAACCGCTTCCGTGTTGACGATCGCGTCAGTCGTGATGATCGGCACATTAAATGCCGTCTGAGGGAACGGAGCTGGCGCACCCGTTGGGTTTGTGGCCGTTCGCGCCTGCTGCAAATCCTTCAGCCGAGTGCGATTCATCACCAGATAATTTGGTCCCATCCCCGCAGGAAACAGAGACAGCAAATCGGAAATCAAATCATCCGTCAGCGGCTTGCTGTCGGTTGTGGTGCTGATATTGGCAATTCGCCCCACGCTGTACTTCGGCACCTGAAGCCCGATGAACATGCTGGCCGGGGTGTAATAGACCGGATAGTTCGCGTCATTGGCTTCTGTGACGATGGTGTCGCCGAGCTGCACGCCTGTCCCCATTGGGGTGACAAGCCGACAATCGTTAAACCCAGTCTTCACAGCGTAAACGCTCGACTGCTCATCGGCAGTAGAACCCGCCGCTGTGGTGACCATCTCGTCAGCCAGTGCATCGAGGTTAGCCGAGTCGAGGAAACCCGCGAATCCGCCAGAATCGCCGGGGCTGGTTGTCCCATAGATCACCTGCTGCTCAATCGCGAACAGTGCGGCTGCCAAGTGGCGAGCACCTTCGCGAGCGATCAGGTTTTCGGGACCGTCCCGCCAAGTATCAGCAACCGCCTTATCAACTCGCCATGAGAAGTCAATAATCTTGCAGGTTACAGTTGTAACCGTGTCGACACTGTGGTCGTAGTCACGGCCAGTGTTTTCCGCACGAAACCCGACCGATGGTGCGCCAGTATACACATTGAATTTGTGTGTACTGGAACCGTCCGCCGTGTCACCGATAGGCAGCACATTGACAAACGGGGCCCCGTTCAAAACTTCGCTTGTTTCCGTGCGGTCGACGTCGAGTGCATCAGCGACGAAATCCGCAACGGCATAAAGGTCGTTAGCCATTGTTCAAAACTCCTGTGTTAGTTGTCTGAGTGCCTGCCAGCAATACGAATGCGACTTGCAAGCGTTCTCGGACCTTCCGAGTCGCCCTGTTCGGCTTCTGCGAACTCGCCACCATCATCCTCGCCGCGATCGAGTGAGCTGAGGGTTTCCTGCAACTCGTCAACCTTGGCTGACAGTGTGGCAATTTGCCGATTGAGTTCTTCGATGTGTCGCGACTGGCACTCAGTAAAACTGACACCTTCCGCAAACCATGTGGCGCCGTTGTCGGCCCCGAACGCTTCAGTGTATTGCAGCAGCTGAGCTGCAAATTCTTCTCGTGTTGGCGGTGCATCGACCGCCGATTCGACTTCAGACACGGGATCACCGCCTTTCTGAATTGTTAAGTTGTGACGCGAAAGAAAACGTGTGACGAACTGCATGGCACGATCGCCATCCACTCCGAAACACAGCGTTGAGGGCTTTGCGTCTGAAACCCCCAGCACATACTGCAACAGCTCATCGCCCTGCTGTGCAAACTCCTGCCCCCGCTTGAACAACCCGTCGGGATTGGCCGCAGGTTCGTCGACCACGTCGCCAGCCCGCAAGTTTGCAAGCATTGCGTGGGCGTAATTGTTTTTGTTGTGTTCGTCCGGCGAGATAAACAAGTCACCGGACGTGTGCTCATTTGTATGGGCTTGCTCAAGCTCCAAGTCATGCTCGAACACAATCGACAACCCAAACTGGTCCGGCGTTTCTTCCGCCAGCGTCATCACGTAGTCTGCAAGGTCACCGTCGGGCGTTTTGTGTGCGGCTGCCTGAAAGTGCAGATCGGCTATGACTTGGTCACCCACCGTTTTCGCGTCGTGAATCGTGCCGAGTTTGGTTCCCATACCATCGTTCGACAGCCCCGGATGGGTAAACCGTGCCTTCAGTCCGGTCGACGTGCTGTTGATCGCAGCGGTTGTGTCCGCCAAGAAATCCGCATCGACCCACAGTTCATGGCCGAGTGCTTCCCCTCGTGTAATGACTGAAACGCCGCGAATTAGACCCGCACTGTACCGGCCTCCGTTGCGTTCGACTGTTTCCAGCCCGTGCGATTGAGCTGCCCTGAAAAATTCAGGCGATTCAGATAGGCTCGCCATCACTACCGCCTTTCTTTTTGGGCTTCTTGAAAGGTGCCGCCGGTTCCAACACTGCAACGGCTTCCGCTAATGCATATCTGCTGTGCGGTTTCCGCTTTGTCGCTACGTCAATCAGCAGCGTTATTGCTTCAGTCTTCGTCATCTGTACCAACCTCCATTTCAGGAACAGCATCGAGCGCGAACGACAGCGGCACGCCATGTGTTGCCGCGATCTCTTTCGCCTTCGCAATCTGTTTCACGTTGTCTTCAAAGTCGGTGCCAGTCGACCGGCACACTCGCTGCGGTGTATCCAGACCGGCGTTGATGGCCTCAATCTGTCCGCGTATCTCTTTCGCCGGATCCCACCACGGCATTCCACGGTGTACCCACTCAAAAGGCACATCCCGGAGCGTCATGCCTCGTGGTAGCTGGATCACGCCGTCCTGGATCCACAGACCCAGCCGCCACACGGTCAGCTTTCGCAGTAGCTCGACGATGTCGGCGCGTTTCGCCTGGCACGAGCGGTCATACAACAGCCACGCTGCTCGACTGCCGAAAAAGTTGGTGTGGGATTCGTCGTAGAAATTAAAAGGCAGATCCAGTGCTTTGATCGCCATCCCCACAACGGTATGTATGAATTCCTGCGTCGCCGCTCCGGGGGAATCTGACTTTAGAAACTTCGCATCGTCGCCGGGGTCCATTTCCAACTTGACCGGCCCCCGCCCGAAATCGACATCGTATTCGCCAGCCGATGTCTTCGTGTGGTCGCCCAGACCGTCAGTAGCGTTACTGGTCACGATCATCGCGAACAGTTGTTCAACCTTCATTTTCGCGAGTGCGTAATCAACGCCTTCGTAGACGTCCTGAAACGAGTTGTACGCCGCTGCCAGTGGGCTGATGCCACGTATCTGGTCGAACCGTTCAAAACACGCGTGCTGAATAATATTGCTGGCTTTAACCCGCTTCACAAACTTGTATTGGTTCGCTCCTGCGCGGTTGTGCAGACCCCAGCTTAACGCGCGGCCGTTGGCGTTAATTTGTGCGCCATTAACCCACGTCTGGGCCGAGTCGACTTGGTCCGGTGTGCGGATTCGGTCGCCCTCTACGGCCTGTATTCGACCCTGTGAACGCTTGAGCAGAAACACGTCGCCATCGAGTGTGCGGCGAGCTTCCATCATTCGGATGAATTTCGGCAGTGCGTGTCGCCCCGCAATGTCGCAGTTGCCAGGTCGCTGCCATTCATTCCACAGGCGTTCGACCTGAGTATCGAACTCTTCGTCACCAGTACGCATCTGGAAGTCGAAATGCGTCACGTAATCCAGATGTTTTCGAACGGCCCACGCAACGATTGAGAAGTTGCGTTGCAGGTGTTGACCGGTCGCAGTTAGCCGCCGCCGATCACGCTCTTTCAGGTGCTCATCTTCGTGCTTAATCGCACTTGTCGACGCCTTGCGCTTTCCGGTCGAAGTCACTGCGTCGTAGGCAGACGCGAACCGTATCGCCGCCCGCTGCCTCGCCTTCAACCGTGATTCCGCCACTGCACCCGGCAACATTACACGCCCCTCGTCATTGAAAATGAGGACACGCGTGGTTTCGAGTGCGTGCCGCGTGTCAGTTGCGTTATCTGATGTCGCAAATCCGCAAGCGTGGCGCGCATGTCCTGCATACTGGTGAACGTGGTCGTCTGACCGTCCACCGTAATGCTCTGGACACCGGAATGAATCGCCGTTTCGAGCTGATCGCGTCGGGTTTGCAGTTCTGCGAGTGAAGCCATACTCGCAATGTATGCGCTAGTCGGTCGCTATTGCGGCTGCCGTCTTCGCATTGCGCGGAGTGAAATGAAACGACGTCACAGAATACTTTTGGCCACAATCGGTACATTCCACATAGCAGACGTGCTGCTCATTGTACGGGTTGCCGTCTGTGTCGAATCCTTGACGATGCAAAATCGTTTTTGCCACGCCTTGCCGCCGCTTTCGCTTTGTGCTCTTGCAGCTCTGCCGTGGGCAACGTGGTGGCTTTTCTATCACTCGCGGGCGTGCCTGTCGCTTTTTTTTCGCCATTACGTAGCTTCCTTTACAGGTATTGCACCTTACGGCGCTTCCGTTGTGGTTGTTCGATCGGCTGCTGTGCCGTCAGTGAACAACCGACCATTGAGGCACCAACGCAGCACCCGACCAAGCAGTCAAAAAAGTGATTATCCCGGTTTTTGCTGTTGCTCCACTCAATCACCCGGTTTCCGGTGCCCACATCTTCGATCTCTTTGGGATATTCCGCCGTCAACTGGTCGGCAAACATCTGGTGTGCGCGTGGCGACGCCTTGTAGATTGACAATGCCCCCGCATCGCCGGTTGCGACCTCAAACCGCCTCATTGCAAACGTCTTCCAGTAGTTCACGTCAGTATGTACCGTGCGGCTGCCGTCTCGATTGCGTACCAGTTTCCAAAAGTGCCCGAACCGTTCGCCCGGTCGCGGTTTCCCCTCGCACAACGGTTTAGAGCTCGCCTTAATTCCGCGACCTTTCGCTGGCATCAAAATAGCCGCACGCTCGGACCTCCGGCAGAAATTACGCACAATCTGTGTGTGTTCGCCGTCACCTTCGTCAATCAGGATCCGCTCGATCTGGTGCTCAAGTCCGGTTTCACCCGGCCACGCCCTCGCTAGGTGCTCCACAAGATGCTCTAAACCCTTGAGTATCGCCGCTTCAATACCGTGGCCCCTATAGCGCCGCTGCAATGTTTTGGTCAGCGTTTGCAGTTTGTAGTAGCGCTGTTTTTGCTCCGGCCATGCACCGTAATCGATCACACTGCCGCCAAACTGGTCGTCGAATGCAGCCACCGTCCACCACAACACCTTCTGGCTGATGTCAATAAACGCCGTCAGACGCCCGTACTCCGCCGGTACGACGCCCTGTGCAACTCGTGACGCTTTGCCCGTCAAGTCGTCCGATGTAAGCGTGATGGGCCGCATAGCCCCGCTCACGTCATCTGGTTCGTTCTGGTACTCCGAGTTGAACGCTTCCTCGCCCACGCGTAGCTTTAGATTCCATGCGTGCTGAATTGCCGACAGTTCCGAGGATTCGAACCGTGCGGGCCATGACACGTCGGCCCCTTTATCCATCGCTTCCCGGTTCTCCGCGTAGAAATCAGTCGCCGCCTGCCCCGTCCCATTATTGCGAAGATCGCCCGCCCAGATTTCGGCGTACTGGTCCCACATTTTCGTATTCGTCGGCCACGAATACACCAACCGCGTCTTTTCGCCCCGCCATTCGGGATGCCGATTGCGATCAAGGATTCTGTCGGCCATATCGCCGTGGCGTATGATGGTGCATGGCATCATAGCGGCGATTGTTTCCCCCGGACCTGCCAGCCCCAGAACCGCACCAGCAAGCAACCGCTCCCGGTAGTCGTTCTGGCTCACGCTGCGGGCTGAGTCGTCGGTTTGCGGATCGTCGACAATCACGAGGTCAGGCCGAATTGAATCGCCGCCGGGTGTCTTGACCATCATCCCACGCAGCCGCCCAGTCAGGCCAGCCACTCGCAACGCCGTGCCGCTCGCCTTGGAGCCTTTCACTGTTGGCAGGATTACGCGGTCGCTGGTCCACGTCATCTGTGTTCGCTCGCCGTTGCACGTCTGGCCGTTGCAGCGGTGGGCAATTCCCTCCAGCCGTACAATCGGAAACACAACTTCCGGGAAGTCTTCCAGCAATAGTTCGTTGTTCTCCATGTCGGTTCGCAGGTTGTCCAGCAATTCATGTGCTGCCGTTGCTTCCGCACCAATCAGAACGATGAAACGCCGGTGAGCGTACAGCATGGCCCAACTGCACGCAGTGAGGCACAATGTTGTTTTGCCGCTGCCGCGAGGCATCGCGAAGGCGAACTGACCGCCTTTTAATACCGCCTGCTCGATGCGGTCAATTGCCTTCAGGTGATCCTTTGACCATTCCCGATTGAATAAGTCGCTGTGGTACGTTTCGCAGTAGAGTCGAAAATTGAATTTGCAACTGTCGCGACGCTGCTGATCGACAACAGGCGGAATCGCTCCGATGTCGCGCCCGGCTTCTGATTTTGCCCGCGACAGCTTCGCTCTGTACGCGTTGTCTTTTTCATACTGACTTGTTGTAGTCAACTTGACTATACTTTTTGGGGTTAAAAAGG